GCCCGTCTTTGAAGCCTTCCAGACCCAATACGTCGCAAAGGGTCTGATCCTGGATGCGGAAAAAAACGTCTCCGCGCTCTCGCCGACTGGTCCTTCGGCGGGGGTGACGGCTACTGCGCGGCCTGCCCGGGGCCGTGCCCCGACTGCCCCGCAAGACTGAACCAGCCGCACACGCAGGAGGGCTGGCAGGTTTGGGATCTGGTCGGCCGCCTCGGCGGCCAACTACGTGTGATCCCCGGCGCAGTGCTGGGCTGGGACATGGGCGCGGCTTTGGCCCTCGCACAGGCGCTGGGCATCGACACCCTGATCGCCGCCGAACTGCTGCCAGAGATTGAGGCAGTGATGGTGCGCAAACTGAACGAACAGATGGAAGGAAGCCGCAATGGCTGAAAAACGCGTATCCGTCCGCCTCGTGGCAGAGGGCGGCCGCCAGGTCCGCGCCGAGCTGGAAGGTGTGGGTGATGCCGGGGCGCGCGGGTTCGGGCGGCTGTCGCGCGAGATGGACATGGCGAATGCCCGCGTTGCCGCCTTTGCCCGCCGCGCCACGCTTGCCGCAGCGGCTGCAACTGCAGCGCTGGCGGCGGCGGGGGTCGCGATGATCCGCTCCGGCCTGCAGACCGTCGATGCGCAGGCCAAGATGGCGCAATCTCTGGGCACGACCGTCGCCAGCCTTCAGGTACTGGAGCGGGCAGGCGATCTGGCGGGCGTGTCGATGGGTCAGGTCGAGCAGGCCACCGTGCAACTGACGCGGCGGCTGAGCCAGGCGGCCGCCGGAACCGGACCCGCGGTCGATGCCTTGGACCGTCTGCACCTCTCGGCCGAGGAGTTGCAGCGCCTGCCGCTCGATGCGCGCATCGCGGCCATTCAGGAGGCGCTCGGGCAGTTTGTCCCCGAGGCTGAACGCGCGGCGGTGGCCTCGCAGCTCTTCGGTGACCGCGCGGCGCTGGTGTTCACCCGGATCGACACTGCGACACTGCGCCAGGCGACCGAGGACGTTCTTGCCTTTGGCGTCGTTGTCTCGGAGCAGGACGCCGACCAGATCGAACGCACCAATGACGCGATTTCACGGTTGGGCCTGATCTGGCGCGGGCTGTCAAACCAGCTTGCTGTCGTGGCCGCGCCTGCCTTGGAGGCGGTGGCCAACGCCATGGCCGCTATTGCCAGCCGCACCGGGCCACTGGGCATCGCGATCCGAGGCCTTTTCGACAATATCGGCCGACTGACCAGCTACGCGGTCACCTTTACGGCCTTTCTTGCAGGGCGTTGGGTCGCCGGGATGGCGGCTGCTGCCCTGTCGGTCCGCAGGCTCGCCACAGCACTGGTCTTCCTGCGCGGGGCGTTAATCCGCACCGGCATCGGCGCGCTGATCGTCGGCGCGGGCGAGCTGGTCTATCAGTTCACCCGCCTCGTGTCGGGCGCTGGCGGATTTGGCGAGGCAATGTCGCTCCTGAAGGACCTCGCGGTCGAGGTCTGGGACCGCATCAAGATGGGGGCTGCGGCGGCTGGCGCTGCCGCAACGGCGATGTTTTTCGATCTGAAGGCCGATGCCGCCTCCGGCATGCAGAGCGCCATCGAGAGCGTCGTGGCATTTGGCAACACGGCCGCGAACACGTTTGAGGGGGCCTACGAGGCGATCAAGGCTATCTGGGGGCTGCTCCCAGCGGCCATCGGTGATCTGGCGTTTCAGGCGGCCAACAGCCTGATCGATGGCGTCGAGGCGATGCTGAACGGTGTCGTTTCGCGCATCAATACATTCATCGGCGGGATCAACCAGGGGCTTGAAGCACTCGGCTCCGAGCGGCGCATCTCGATCATCCCCGATCTCGAACTGGGCCAGATCGAGAACCGGTTTGAGGGTGCCGCGACGGCTGCGACCACCGCCGCACAATCCGCCTTCGACCGGGCTTTTGAGGGCAATCCGCTCACGGCTCCCGATCTCGGGCTCACCCAGGCGGCCAATGCTGCACTTGCCACGGCCAACACGTATCGCGGTGCGGCACGCGACTTGGCCGAGGGCGCGCGTGCGCCGCTCGCCAGTTGGCAGGCCCTGCGTGACGCGGTGCAGGGCAGCGATGAGGATGGCGCGGATGCGCTGACCGAGGCGACCGACGCGGCTGATCGTCTTGAGACAGCCCTTGGCGATGCCGGACGGGCGGCCACCGGCGCTGGTGCTGCGGTCGGGGCTGCTGCCGCTGCCGCCGAACCCAATACCGAAGCAGCCGTCACTGGCTGGCAGGCGGTCACCGCAGCGCTTAGCGATTATGCCAGCAAGGCGCGCGAGATTGGCGGTGATATCGGCCAGGCGCTGGTAGGCGCGTTCCAGTCGGCAGAGAATGCGGTGGCCACGTTCGTGAAGACTGGCAAGCTGGACTTCCGCGACCTCGTCACCTCGTTGTTGGCCGATCTCGCCAAGCTGGCAGCGCGGCGGTTCATCCTGGGACCGATTGCAAACGCGCTCTCCGGCGCGCTTGGCGGTGCGGGCGGTATCTTCGCGAACATCCTGCACGCGGGCGGAATGGTCGGAGCGACTGGACCCTCGCGGATGGTCCCGGCAATGGCCTTCGCTACCGCACCCCGCATGCATTCCGGCGGCGTCGCAGGGCTGCGGCATGACGAAGTGCCCGCAATCCTGCAGCGGGGCGAGCGGGTGCTGTCGCGGCGCGAGGCGCAAACCTATGGCAGCGGCGGCAATGTCAACGTCACCATCATGGCACGCGATGCCGAGAGCTTCCGACAGTCCCGCACGCAAGTTGCGGCGGACATTGCCCGAGCCGTGTCGCTGGGCCGAAGGGGCATGTGATGGCGTTTCATGAGGTCCGGTTTCCTGACAACATCAGCCGCGGCGCGCGGGGCGGGCCGGAACGCCGCACACAGATCGTCGAACTGGCCAGCGGCGATGAGGAACGCAACGCTAGCTGGGCAAATTCCCGACGGCGCTACGATGTCGCCTATGGCATTCGCCGCGCTGACGATCTCGCGGCGGTCGTGGCTTTCTTCGAGGCGCGCAACGGTCGGCTGCATGGGTTCCGCTTCAAAGACTGGGGCGACCACAAGTCTTGCTTGCCCTCGGGCACACCATCGCCCACCGATCAGGCCATCGGCACCGGCGACGACGCAACGACGGCGTTCCAACTGGTAAAGCGCTACGTCTCCGGGGCGCAGTCCTGGACGCGTGCTATCGCCAAGCCGGTGGCGGGCAGTGTCGGGATATCCCTCGATGGCGTTGAGCAGGTTTCGGGCTGGTCGGTCGATACGACCACTGGCCTCGTCACCTTCAGCGTCGAACCCGGGGCGGGCGTCGCGATCACCGCAGGCTTCGAATTCGACGTGCCCGTCCGCTTCGACACCGATGCGCTCGACGTGACGCTCGACCTCGAGCGGCTTGGCTCGATCACAACCATCCCACTTCTGGAACTTCGCCGATGAAAAATATTGCCCCCGACCTTCAGGCCCATCTCGACGATGGGACAACGAGCCTTGCCTGGTGCTGGCGCATCGCCCGCGCCGATGGTGTGGCGTTCGGCTTCACTGATCATGACCGGACGCTCAGCTTCGACGGCACCGATTTCGAGCCGGAAAGCGGGTTGACGGCGTCAGAGGTGCGATCGGGGTCTGACCTGTCGGTCGATGCGCAGGACGCCGAAGGTGTGCTGACCTCTGACCGGATCACTGAGACCGATATCCTCGACGGCCGCTGGGACAATGCGGAGGTCGAGGTTTGGCGGGTGAACTGGGCGGACACGGGCCAGCGCATGCTGATGCGGCGCGGTGCCATCGGTCAAATCAGGCGCGGGCGACTGGCCTTCGTGGCCGAGGTTCGGTCCTTGGCCCATGTGTTGGGCCAGACGGTCGGACGGACATTTCAGGCGACCTGCGATGCAGCACTCGGCGATGCGCGCTGCGGGGTCGATCTGGAGAACCCGGCCTTCAAGGGTACGGGCACCGTGCTCGACCTGGTGCGCGACCGGGCGTTCACCGCCTCGGGGCTCGGCGGCTTCTCGTCCGGCTGGTTCACCTTCGGCACGGTCGAATGGACCGCCGGGGCCAACATGGGGAGGCTTGCCGAGATCATCGCGCATGACGTGACAGACGGCATCGCGGTGCTGACACTGCTCGAAGCGCCCGTGCGGTCCATTGCCGGAGGCGACGTCTTCATTGTCCGCGCAGGCTGCGACAAGCGGCTGGAGACCTGCGGCGCTAAGTTCGCCAATACCGCCAACTTTCGTGGATTCCCGCACATCCCCGGCCAGGATGCGGTGCTGCGCTATGCCACCAAAGATGGCGGACATGAGGGGGCGGTGCTGTGACGACCGTGGATCCTCAATACGTCGTCACCATCGTGCGGTCCTGGCTCGGCACGCCGTATCACGACCAAGCCAGTCTCAAGGGCGTCGGATGCGACTGTCTCGGGCTGGCGCGCGGGGTCTGGCGCGAGGTGGTTGGGCCAGAGCCTTTCCCGATCCCGCCCTACAGCCGGGATTGGGGCGAGACCGGGCCCTGCGAGGTTCTGGCGATCGGTGCCCGGCGCATGATGCCGGAGATCGCACCCTCAGAAGCCGGTCTCGGCGCACTGGTCCTGTTCCGCATGCAGCCGCGTGCCATTGCCAAGCATGTCGGGATCCTCACCGGGCCTGACACCTTCCTCCACGCCTACGAGCGGCTTGGCGTGATCGAGGAGCCGCTCACCCCATCCTGGCGGCGGCGTATCGCCTTCGCCTTCCTCTTTCCACAACGCTGAGATCCCCACATGGCCACCCTCGTTCTCGGTGCCGCAGGTGCCGCCATTGGCGGCAGCATTGGCGGCGCGATCCTCGGCGTCAGCGCCGCGACCATCGGCGGCTTCATTGGCTCCACCATCGGATCGGTCGTCGACAGCTGGATCATCTCATCGCTCGCGCCCACCCAGCGGATCGAAGGCGCGCGGCTCGACAATTTGCGCATCACCTCGGCCACCGAAGGGGCAGTGATCCCGCGCCTCTACGGCCGCATGCGGATCGGCGGAAATATTGTCTGGGCAACCGATTTCCGCGAGGAAACGAAGACCACCACGCAGGGTGGCGGCAAGGGCGGAGGGGGTGGCGGCAAGGTCAAGACGACTGAGTATTTCTACTACGCTTCGTTCGCCGTCGCGCTCTGCGAGGGGCCGATCACCGGCATTGGCCGCATCTGGGCCGACGGCAAGCTGCTGGATACCGCCGGGATCACCTGGCGCTGGTATCCGGGGGACGAAGCGCAAACGGCCGATCCGTTCATTTCGGGGAAGATGGGCGCGGCAAACACACCCGCCTATCGCGGCACCGCCTATGTTGTTTTCGAGGACCTGCCGCTCGGGAATTACGGCAACCGCATCCCGCAGATGAGTTTCGAGGTGTTCCGCCCGCTTGCCGATCCCGATACAGCGGAGGGGCTGACGCAGGCCGTCACCATGATCCCGGCATCCGGCGAGTTTGCCTATGCCACGCAAGGCATCCGGAAGGGCAGCGGCGGGTCGTCCGAGCCTGAGAACCTCAACGCACTGACCGACACCGCTGACATGGTGGTGGCGCTGGACCGGCTGCAGGCGATGGCTCCGAAGGTCGAGAGTGTCTCGCTGGTCGTTGCGTGGTTCGGAGATGATCTGCGTGCTGGGTTCTGCAAGGTACGGCCCGGGGTTGAGGTAACCGCTAAAACCACCACGCCGTCGGCATGGTCCGTGAATGGTGTCAGCCGCGCCAATGCCTTTCTGGTCAGCCGCGATGAACAGGATCGCCCGGTCTATGGTGGCACGCCCGCTGATTTCGCTGTCGTGCAGGCAATCCAGGAGATGAAGGCACGCGGGCTGCGGGTTACTTTTTATCCGTTTATCCTGATGGATGTGCCGCCGGGCAACACCCTGCCGAACCCCTATTCCGACAACGCCGCTGGGACGGGCCAGCCCGCTTTTCCCTGGCGGGGGCGGATCACCTGTTCGCCTGCGGCGGGATACGCCGGGACAGCAGACAAGACCGCGACGGCGGCTACACAGGTCGCGGCGCTGTTCGGTGCCGCAACACCCGCCAGCTTCAGCGTCTCTGGCGAGAGCGTCAACTGGACTGGCGCGGCGGGTGACTGGGGCCTGCGGCGCATGGTGCTGCATTACGCTCATCTCTGCGCGGCGGCGGGCGGGGTCGATGCCTTTCTGATCGGCACCGAGATGCCGGGGCTGACGACGATCCGCACCGGCGCATCAAACTATCCGGCGGTGCAAGCGTATCGGGACCTGCTTGCAGACGTCCGCTCGATCCTCGGGTCTGGCACAAAGTTCGGATACGCGGCGGACTGGTCGGAATACTTCGGGCACCAGCCGGGCGATGGCTCGGGCGACGTGTTCTTCCACCTCGACCCGCTCTGGGCAGATCCCGAGATCGATTTCGTCGGCATCGACAACTACATGCCGCTCTCCGACTGGCGCGACGGGTTCGAGCATGTCGATGCGGCCGAGGGCTGGCCTGCGATCTACGAAAGGGCATACCTGCAGGGGAACATTGCGGGCGGCGAAGGCTTCGACTGGTTCTACGCCAGCGTCGCTGATCGGTCGGCGCAGGTCCGCACGCCGATCACGGATGGGGCGGCGGCCAAGCCGTGGGTCTTCCGTTACAAGGATCTGCGCGCATGGTGGTCAAATGCGCATTACGACCGTCCAGGCGGGGTCGAGAGCGGAACGCCGACGGCATGGGTGCCGCAGTCGAAACCCATTTGGTTCACGGAGCTGGGTTGCCCGGCCATCGACCGGGGCACAAACCAGCCCAACGTCTTCTTCGATCCGAAGTCGTCCGAGAGCTTCACGCCGCATTTCTCGCGGGGCTGGCGCGACGACGCGATCCAGCGCGCCTATCTCGAGGCGACCTATCTCTGGTGGGGTGAGGCCGCGAACAACCCGGTGTCGTCCGTCTATGGCGGCCCAATGGTGCATGTGCCGGAATGCGCCGCCTGGACCTGGGACGCGCGACCCTATCCGTTCTTTCCGGCGCTCACCGATGTCTGGACCGACGGCGCGAACTGGCGACTCGGCCACTGGCTAACTGGACGGCTCGGGGCGGTTTCGCTGGCCGCGTTGGTGCGCCATCTCTGCGTGCGTGCGGGAATGCCCGAGGCTCGGATCGACGTCACCGGCCTCTGGGGCGCGATCGAGGGCTACGTCATTGGCGCGCTGGAATCCCCGCGCGCCTCGATCACCACGCTGTCGCGGCATTTCGGCTTCGACGCTGTCGAGACCGAGGGCATGATCCGTTTCGTCATGCGTGGGCGGGCGTCCATCACCTCCATAGCGCACGACGATCTGGTGGCTGTCCGAGAGGGCGACGTGCTGGAACTGACGCGCGGCCAAGAGACCGAACTGCCGCAGGCCCTCAAATGGCAGGTGGCGCGCGCCGACGAGGATTACGACGCCGCCCTCGTTGAGGCGCGCCGCATCACCGTGGACACCACCCGGATCGCCTCGGAAAGCTTCCCCATGGCCGTCCCGCCCGAAGAGGCCGAACGTCGCTGCCGCCGCGCCCTGATGGAAGCCTGGACCGGGAGGGAGACGGCAGCGTTTCGCTTGCCGCCCTCGCGGCTGGCGCTCGATCCGGCGGATGTCGTGACGCTTTCCCATGACGGGCGGCAAATCCCGCTACGACTTGTTTCCATCGCAGACGCTGAAGCACGCGGGATCGAAGCTATCCGTCAGGACCGCGAAGCCCACGACCTGCCGCCCGGATCGCCACGACCGTCGTCCCTGTCAAAAGCCGTTGTATTCGGCGCACCCGAGGTGGTGCTGTTGGATCTGCCACAGCTGACCGAGGATCAGCCCGCGCATCGGCCGCTCGCCGTGGCTCATGCCGTTCCCTGGCCGGGGGAGATGGCGGTTTTTCGCAGCCCGTCGACGGACGGGTTCGGGCTGCTGACCACTTTTGGCGGCCGTGCCAAGATCGGCGCTCTGGTCTCGGACTTCTATGCTGGTCCTGCATCGCGGTTCGATCTCGGCAATGCGCTGGTCGTCGATCTG